CTGATTGTAAATTAATTGCTGTAGATAATAGTGATTATTTAGGTGTAGATTTAAGTCAGTATATAATGTTAGAATTTCTATCTTATAATACTGACGAAAATTTGCTTCCAGAATCAGTAAAAATAAGAAAGGAATTACATAATCGGGGACACTATTTAAGTAGATTTGCATCTGAATTTACATTAAATGTTGACGGAACTTATTCTTATTATAAATTAGTAGTTCCACAATTAATGCATTTTCAAGACGATAAAGAGCCTGATAAATATATTAATTTAATAGATGAATTATTTTTTTTAAATGGGGATCTTTATAAATCTAATATTACAGACCAGGAAGGATATACATTAGACGAAGTAATTGAAAGTTCTGAAATTATTGGTTATAAAGAAGCATATGAATTTGTGCAAGAAAATAAGGCTTCACAAACTTTCTATTGTCCAATAAAAAATGTCTTTAGTGTTTGCAAATTACAAAGATGTTTAGTATATTTGCAACGGCAATTACTGTTGAATAACAGTAAAATATGTAGTTATGATAAATGTAAAACAGATGAAAATTTAAGGAATCGCAGAGATTTCTTATTAAGTGCTATGTATGTGTTTGATTATCTAAAAGATATGGGGAACTTTACAGAAGCGCAAAGAATATTAGATAATTTATCTTCATGTAATTCTTTATGTGGAGAGGAATTAGGTAATATAAATAATAGTTGTGGTTGTGGAAATTCTATATAATGAATTATATAAAATATTTGTTCAAGAATTAATTAATATTAATATTGGGCATTTACCTGATAAAAAAGCATTATTTACAATGAACGAATTAATTAATGCAATTGATTATATTGAACACGGTAATCCAACTAATAATGAAATAATCAAAATAATTCAATATTATGAAGAGATCTAATGTTAATGTAATCATAGATAATGCAATAAATTCTCAAGACTATTATAGAATGTATAGTTCTAGAGATTTTTATAGAGGAACATCTTTTAAGATGGCAGGAGCCTGAACTCCAGACACTCATTATTTCAACGATGAACATATTATTGATTTTATATCTTGTGAAGGAGCTTTATTGTATTGTCTAAGAGGTCATTTATCATCAGAATGAAATAAGCCGAATCTAATTTATAAAGACGATATAATTGTTGGTGTAGAATCTAATCCGTATTGAGCTTTTATTATGGGAAATAGTGGTAAAGGTCAAAAAGGAGATAAAGGCGATATTGGTCCTATCGGACCAAGTGGAACTGATGGTATTACTCCACAATTAAAAATTGAAGACGGTCGTTGACTACTTTCAATGGATAAAGGTCAAACTTGACAAGATATAGGCCAAGCTACAGGTGATCCTGGGCAAAATGGAACTGATGGAAAGAATGGCTCTGATGGAATTGGGGTAATTCCTGGAGGAACTACTGGTCAAGCATTAGTTAAAAAATCTGATGCAGATTATGATACAGAATGAAAAACTATTTCTGAAGGCGGAGAAATTCCTAATTTTGATGCAGAAGTAGCTAGTGTTTCTTCAACAACTGAAGCTAATGCTAATGTAGTTTTAGAAGGAGATATATTTAAATTTAGTTTTGGATTACCTAAAGGAGCTGATGGTAAAGATGGAGAGAATGGCAAGGACGGAACAAATGGGACTGATGGTTCTAATGGAGAGGATGGATTAGGTATTAAGTTAATGTATGCAAAGAGTGGAAGTGTCAATACTCCTCCTGTTGTAAATAAAACTAATGCAAATCCTGGTTCTGTATGAAGTACAGTTGTTCCAATTCACACATCCTCTGAAATTATATGGTCAATTACAGCATCTTTTAGAGATTCTACTCTTGTTGGAGAATGGTCAGATCCTGTTCAAATGACAGGAGAAAAGGGACAGGATGCAGTAATACCAAATTGGAAAACATACGTTTATAAATTAAGTGATAGTAAACCATCAAAACCTACAGGAAATAGTCCTAGTCCGTCTGGATGGGAAGATTATCCTACAACTAGTGGAAACTGGTGGCAGTGTATTGGAACGGTTAATGGGGAGACAGGGCTTGTAACTGAATGGTCAGAAGTAATACCAGTTAATGGTAGAGATGGCCAAGCTCAAGATGGCAAATTTACAGAATTTAGATTTGCTGTAAATACAAGCAATTCAAATCCTCCTACATTAAATGCAACAATAAGAACTCCTTCAGGATGGTCTATAGTTCCTCCTGAAAAATCTAAAGATGGGTATCTTTGGATGACTACAGCAACTATTAATCCTGATGATACTCTAAATACAAACTGGACTACCCCAGTTGTTATAAGCGGAGAAAATGGAACTAATGGAACAGATGGAGTTCCTGGAACTCCAGGAGCAGACGGAAGAACCACATATTTCCATATTAAATATTCTTCTGTTGCTAATCCAACTTCTTCAAGTCAAATGACTGAAACTCCAAGTACATATATTGGAACTTATGTAGATTTTACTCAAGCAGATAGTACAGATCCTTCTGACTATACTTGGGCAAGATTTGAAGGTATTCAAGGAGAAAAGGGCGATCAAGGAATTCCTGGTACTAATGGAGAAGACGGAAAAACAAGTTATCTACATATTAAATACTCTAATGATGGAGGTACAACTTTTACAAGCAATAATGGAGAAGATCCAGGCGCTTGAATTGGAGTATATGTAGATTTTAATATAAATGATAGTGACGATCCATCTGACTATAAATGGACTAAAATAAAAGGAGAACCTGGAGTTACTGGTGATCCTGGTCCTGCAGGTAAAGACGGAGTTGATGGTTTACCTGGAATTGGTATTGAAGTTCGTTATTGCTTAGGAACTACAACTATTTATGGAGGAACGAGTACTCCTGGAACAACAAGACAGCCAACAGGTTGGAATTTAGCAGTTCCAACTCCTACTGAAGAGACTCCTTATATTTGGTTTATTCAAGCCAGAGTAAATTATACAAGTAATACTGATAAAGTTGGCACAATTGAAGGTAGCTGGAGTACTCCCACTAAATTAAGTGGAACTAATGGATTAAATGGAGAGAATGGTTCTAAAGGACAAATAATTTATCCTGAAGGTATTTATAATGTTAATACTGTATATCAAGGAACTGTAGATAAAACTCCTTATGTATATGATTCTAATGATGCTAACTATTATGTTTTAAATATAGTGGGAACGTGGCAAGGAACATTACATAGTAATGAATCTCCAAGTACTGATACAAGTAATAGTTGAGTTAAATTGGATGCATTTGAAGCATTATATACTAAAATTGGAATCATTGCTAATGGTCTTATTGGTTCTGCTGTATTTAATGGAGACTATATGTTTAGTCAGCAAGGGATTGATTCTAGTGGGCAAGTATCTACTCAATACCAGAATTTTAATCCAGAAACTCCTACAGGAGGTGTATTTACTCCAAATATACTATTTAATTTTAGAACTGGAGCTGGACATATGGCTGCAGGAAAAATTAAATTTGGGGATGATGGAAGTGTTGACTTAACAAATATTAAAATTAATAATGCACTTATTCAAAATACTAAACAATATACACTGACTCAATCATCTGATCCACATGTATTAGATTCATTGTACTCAGAAATTGTATATTCTCCAACCATACATGAAGATGTAATACTTAAAATAGATGCTTCTAAATATCAATTAAATATTGATGGTTCATATTCTGGTGCAATTTATAACAAGTCGGATAAACAATTATTTGTATACCCATTTGATAATGGCCATGATGAATCTATTAAAATTTGTGGATATTACAATGGTAGGCTATTATTCTCTTATGATGAACCAATTCTTTTTAATGCTTCCCAAATTTTGCTTCCTGCAGGAGGTGTAGTAGAATTTAAATTCGTTCCATCCTCAATAGTAAGTAACTACTATGTTGGAACAATTTGGGTAGAAAATACATCAGATTTTGAGCTGAAAACATGAAAGCAAAATGGAACACTACGTTCAGATCTTTATTATAGAAGTTATGATGATTATAATAGTGATTCGTTTTTAGCATGTGGAGAAGTCTATTTTAATTCATCTGGTGTGCCATCTTTATCTTCTTTTTATAGGTGTAGAACTGACTTAGTATTAACTGTGAGTCAATCTGGAAATTTTGCTGCAAATTTAAATTTAACAAGTATTTATCCTGGTAGAACTCTATCAATAACTACTGTAGCTATTTCACAACCTATATGAGATGGGACTTTGTTAAAAATGTTTTATGGTTCTGCAAGAGGCAGGATTAATGGAGCTTTTTTAGATATAAGAACTGCAGACGGTAAAGTACCAACAACAAGTATTAGTGTTCCATTTTTAATATTAGGATCAAAATAATAAACTATGAAAAAAAATAATATATTACCTACTATAGATCTACAAAATTCAAGAGAGTATTCTGGAGCTTATAATTCAAGAGATTTCTATAAGGGAACCTCCTTTAAGATGGCAGGAGAATGAATAACAAACACTCACTATTTCAATGACGAATATATTGTAGATTTTGTATCATTTGAAGGAGCTTTATTGTCTTGCGTTAGAAGTCATACATCATCTTCGTTAAATATGCCTGAATTAGTTCGAGAAAACGATAAAATCATTGGTATTAAACCAAATCTTTTCTGAGCTTTTGTAATGGCAGGAGTTGAAGGGCCTGCTGGCAAAGTATGAGTACCTGAAATTAATAATGGAATACTTTCTTGGAAAGAAAGTAATACTTCTCCTTCATCAACTCCTATAGAAAATCTAAAAGGAGAACCAGGAGATACTCCAATTGTAGGTATCAAAAAAGATACATTAAATAATACTTATTATTGGACTGTATCTATTAATGGAGAATCTCCTAGATGAATACTTGATGAAAATGGACAAAAAATTTCTGCACAAGGTTTAAAAGGAGATCCTGGTAAAAATGGAACTGATGGAAAACCTGGTAAAAATGGAGCTGATGGTATAACTCCTGAATTCAAAATCGAAAATGATTATTGGTTTGTTTCCTATGACAACGGAACGAATTGGACGCAATTAGGCAAGGCTAAAGGTGATCGAGGAGCTACTGGAGAAAAAGGAAAAGATGCAATCCAACCAAAATTTAGAATTTCATTAGGAAACTGAGAAGTATCTTATGATAAAGGTATAAATTGGGAAAAAGTTGGTAGAGCTACAGGAAATAAAGGAAATCCTGGAAAAGATGGCGTTGATGGACGTGCTGGTAAGGACGGTAAAGATGGGATAACTCCTGAATTTAAAATTGTTAATAATAACTGGTATATAACTTATGATGAAGGTATTTCTTGAAAGTTATTAGGTAGAGCAATTGGAGATCAAGGAGAACCTGGAAAAACTCCTGGACTTATCAGAAAATTTGGAGAT